GCAGGGTCGTTAGACCCGTGGGGGTCGGGCCAGCCGCTGTACCTGGGACGCCGCCATTGAGGACGCCCGTTCCACCGGCCTGGGTCACTGCTAGACCGGCTTTGAACGGGACACCAATCGCGAACGTCCCCGGGTAGTTAATGGAGTATGAGGTAACGCCCGCGACGACCGAGGTGGCATTGAATAACGGCGATGCGGATTGGTTTCGTAAGGTGAGTCGGTTGGCGGCCGTGCCGTCGTCCAGCACTGCGACGCCGGCCAAAGCGCCCGAGGGCGCTACCTGCGGGAATATACCCTCCACCACGAGGCTTTGCGTTGGGTTGCTCCCGTAGGGCGTGAAGGGGAACACCGCGTTGTCAGCCGCCCGGGTTGCAACGGCTGGCGTGCCGGCTATCGGCAGGACGACGCTGGTAGGAAACGCGCCGAGTTCAAGTTGCGGCGCACCGATACGGATGGTGAAGTCGATTGCGGCGGCCGTGCAGGTGAAAATCAATTTGGGCTGCACGAAAGCAGTCGTGGCCTGGTTAAGTGTCTGCGTCGTGGCGTAACGCTGCGTATCAAGCGGCGTCGAGGTGGGCAGGAAGTTTGGTCCCGTCAGGTCTGCTGATATGAAGGCGTTTGCGCTTGTCCGCTGGGACATCGCCATATTGAAGTTGGTGACATTGGCCAGCGTGCCGCCAACCAGTCGCACATACGCAGAACCGGTCCACACCTGGCCATTCAACGCAGGGAGCACCGGCGTGCTCTCAAGCTGAATGGCTCCCGTTGTTGTCGAAGCCGTGCCGAAGAAACGCACGTCCCAATACGGTATTCCGTTCTCGGAGCCGGATCCGATTGTGTTTACCGTCAGGCCAGTCGGCGGGCCGATGACGACGTTTGTTGGATATGCTGGGCTACCCGCGACTCCGCCCTCGCCGCGTGGGTTACGAACCCCGTTGGAGCGCGATTCTTCGATCAAGAGACCGAGCGGCACCGCGCCGACGTTGACCGGCCCGGTCGAGGTCGGCACCCAGGCATTGGCAATCGCAGCAAGCTCAAGCTGCGGTGCCCCGATGCGCAACGTGAAGTCGTAAACGCCCGTCGTCATGTACCGAAAGGCCGGCACGGCGAAAGCCGCTCCCACCGGAGCCGTATCGGTCGCGGTGAAACGCTGCAAGTTCAACGCCGCGCCGGTTGGGACGAACGTGGGTAACGACTGAGATACAAAGACGTTGGCGGAGTTATAGTACCGCGTCGTGATTTGCAGGGTCGCGCCGGCTGCGGATAATGATCCCGCCACCAGCTTAGCGTAGAAGCTCGTCGTCCAGCTTTGGCCCGGCGCTACCGCTATGAAGTTGGTGGCATCGAACGCCAATGCGGCGCCGTTGGCCGGTGTTGACGAGGCAAAGCGCAAATCGACATATGGAATGCCGCCCTCAGTGCCGTTCCCGACCACCTGCGTTGGACCGAGCGACCAGAAATTCGGCATGGTGCCGGGCGTGCCGGCGACTGCCCCGACAGCATTGCTGTTGCGCACCCAGTTCGTCACCCCGCCCGGGGTCGGGCCGTAATCATAGCGCGGCACATTCGCCGCCGCAGTCTGTAACGATCCTGTGGCGTCAAAATAGGTCCCTTCCGATCCTCGGACGAGCGTGATGCCCGGATCAATGGCCGAGCCGTCGATGAAGCTCAACGCCAGAACCGGAGCGGCGGCCAAGGAACCGGGGCCATAGCAGGATGGATAGCCGACGTTTGGCCCTGCGGCGCTCGGGCCGGGACAATCGGGCATGGGCTGCGCCAGCGCGCCGGCCGCCGCGATTAGCGCCCCTGCTGCGGTGCCTCCAAGCAATGCGCGGCGGCGTAGCGGCATCTTACTGATAGCCCAGGCCGGAGAACGCGTGGCCGCTGTCGGACGCGACCACCGAAACCGAACCGTTGCTCGGCGTCAGGCCGTACATCTGTCCCGGCTGGATACAGGTCAGGCTGGCCGCCGACACCGTGCCGCTCGCGGTGCCAACCTCGCTGATACAAAGGTTCTGCGTGGCACCGACGGGATTGTAAATCCAGCCGCCGGCGGAGCGGTGCCCGGCGTTCAGGGCGGTGACTGCCGTGCCGCCGGTCGCGACGATCGCCACGTCGAGCGGCACGAGAGCGACGGAGCCGGGCACGGTCACGGTTGCGGCGCCAGCCGGCGCGGCGAGCGCCAGCAGCGCCAAGGCGACGAGGATGCGGATCATGGCGGTGTTCCTTACGCCCTAAGGCGTCGTTGACTGATCGAACGAGTGCCCGTTGGCCGCCCGCCCCGGCACCTGTACCGGCGGCTTGGGTAGACCGCGTTGTGCGACCTCCCGGCGGTGCTTGCGGTCGTTCACCGCGTTGTTCGCCGTGTTGAGTTCTTTTTCTGCCTGCAACTGCATTGTTGTCTTGGCGAGTTCGACCTTCGCCTGGTCGATCGAGACTCGGTGCGCATTGGCGTATTGCATGACCGCCAGGTCGCGTTCTGCCTGGATCTGATGAAGGCGGATCGTCGCGTCAACGTGCGTCCTCTGGTGTTCAAGCTGCACCCGTGCCGCGTCGTTCTGGACGTGTCCGCCTTCAAGCGTGTTGGCCGCCTGCGCGATCTGCTGTTCCGATGCTAGGCTCTGCTGATCGGTCTGCTGCTTGGCGGCCAATTGCTTCATCGCGGTGTCGGCTTGGATCTTGGCGACCGTGACGGCCGGCGCTTCAACCGGCGGTGCGGCGTCGAGCTTCGCCTGATCTTCCTCGCTGTACATGACGTCCTCGGGCGCCAGGCGCTTGGACTTCAAAAATAGCTTCGTCCACTTCTTCGGATCGATCCCGAACGTGGGGTTGCTCACCATGTTGCCCATCGCCGCGATCGACTGGTCCTGAATTGCCCGCTCGACCAGCGCCGCCGAACCGTGCGCGTCAATCTGGAACTCGGCCTTTTCCTCGTCGGGCACGTCTGGATCGAGCAACAGCCATTCGTAAAACTGGCGCACCACGGGCTCGGTAATGAAGTCGTCAAAGGCATAGCCGATGCTGCGCAGGAGTTGGTTTGCGTTGTTATTCTGGAGTTGCGCGGCGCCGAACGTGTCCGGCGTGGTCGCCCCCGACTGCCCTTGCGTAATAAGCGGGATCGAGGTGGTTTCCTCGGCGAACCGCTCACCCAGGGTGATGATTTCCATGAGTTGCTGGGTGACGTTGGGGATTTGGATGGCCATGAAGCTCTGACGCACATCGACCGGGCCGTCGTTTGTCTTCTCCCAAATCTTGTCAGGCGTGATCGTCCAATTGCCGTCCGCCGGTCGGATCGCCGACATGTCGATGACGAATTGCGAGCCCGCTGATTTGCCCGCGTTGTTGAGCAGCGCCCGCAACGCGGCGTTGGTGACTTTCTGCGGCGTGCGCATTTGCTCGGCGACGCCGACGCCGGCCCAGTGCGCCGCGCGCCGCTGCCAGGGGATCGAGTGATAGGGGAACCCGCCTGAGTCGAGCGGGTTGATCGCCGAACGGACAACGGAATCGTTGATCAGCGTCACAATGACATGGCACTCGTCGGGCGCGTCCTGCTGCAAATCCTTGCCTGCCGCGCGGTCGATCGCATCCATCTCGTCACGGGTGAGCGTGCCGTGGAAGTACCAAACCTCGAAACGACCTTTTTGCGCGCCGGTGTTGCGGCCGTCGCCCTCCGTGATGTTGATCTTGTTGGGCCCTTCCGCGAGCACCTGGTCGATCGCGGACGCGATGTAACCCGGCAGCTTCTTCAAATCGCGCAACTGCCGCGCGCTCATGTGGTCGCGCTCGAAAACGTAATCGCCGTCGTGGATGTTTTCGCCGCACGCCGGATCCGGGAAAATGTTCCACGCATCGACCCACATGGCGGACGGGACGATCTTGTCCTTGATCACCAGCTCGACGCCACCGCCCTCGGCGTTGAGCACGGCCATGACGCGCTTGGATCGGGGTGTCGGTGCCTTCAGCACGCCGACGCCGATGCGGGCCGCATCGGCGATGACCTTGCGCACCTCGCCGCGATACTGAGTTTCGACCATCCAATCGTAGATGCGCGTTTCGGCCGCCTTGGCGCTCGCGCGGGCCATCTCGATATTCTCGATCGCCAGATCCTTGACGGTCAGCGGCACGCGAGGCGGGGCGGCTTGTGGTGCCGGTGCGCCTGGTGCGGCGGCTGGTGCGGCCGCACCCTGCGGCGGTGCGGCGCCCGGGGCGGCGACCATGCCGGGCGCGGGCGGCAACGCTGGCATAGCGGGTGCTGCGGCGGCTGGCGGCGGCACTGCGGCGGCTGGCGCTGGTGCTGCGGCGGCTGGCGGTGCGGCGGCTGGCGGTGCCTCGCCGGGGCGCAGCGGACGGGTCAGCGGGGCGCCCATCCGGCTATGCACGACCTGGCTCTGATCCTCCTTCGCCGCGATCAGTTCGGGCACCGGCATTTCGGAAAACGAAAACGCCTTGTCGTCGGTCGGCAGCAGGATTTCGGTCAACTTCGCCACGCCGGCATCGACGTAACGCGAGGTCAGGCGCAGGAAGACGGTCGAACGATGGTCGGTGGTCTTCGGCGTCCGGCCGGTCGTGACCGGGCCGTCCATCGACATGGGCTTGGCCCAGCGCGCATGGACGAACTCATGCCGGTTTGCGTCATCGATGCCGAGATATGCTTCCTCGCACTCCTTCCACGTCGTCTCGATGCCGGACATCCCGCGCGCCGCTTTGGCCTCGTCGCGCTTGGCCGCGATCTGGACGCCGATCGCCGATAGCTCCATGGCCGGCGCGTCAATGTGCGGCTGGATGGCGGCGGCCACGTCATCGGGGAGATGGGCCAAAGTGGCGCTCATGGGCTGTTGAAAACCATTGGGTTAGTCCCCACGTAGTCCCGCATGGCGATGCAAAAACGAATGATCAGTCTCACCGAGCCCCAGGAAACGTCGCTCAAGGCGGAGGCGGAGCGGCTCGGGATATCGCTGTCCGACCTGATCCGGCGGATTGTCGATCAGTGGCGCGACGGAAAGGCCAAGTGACCAACGACGAGGAACGCGAACTGAAGGTGGAGCTTATGCGAGCCGATATAGCCAACCAGCGCGCCGACACGTCCCTGAAGGAAGAACAGCGGCGCTGGGAGCCATGGAAAGCCCTCTCGGCGGCGTTCGGGGCGGGAGTGGCCGTGGCGTCTGGTCTGATCGCCCTCGCCGTCTGGGTGCTCTCCCATCTCCAGTACGTCCCGACTCACTAGGTAACGAAA